TACACTAAACGATAACATTTAATATTACGCTGTGCATCTATTTCAGCTTCACTAAGTTGCTCTTTGTCTTTGCCTATAACCTTGCCACAACGAACACCACCCTTAGTATCTATCGGCTCATCTTTCCATGATTTAAATATCACGGATGAGCATGGATAATTATTATTATCTGGGTCGTATTCCATGTACTGATAACTGTTTATAAAGGGCCTAAACTGAATTGGCTTATCCTTTAAACTATATACTCTATCCTCTATCGAGGCATCATATACTGTATAGACACCTGCCGCTAATGAATTACCATCATCATCTTCGGCAGCCCTATTTATTGTAAGCCGTGATAATGTGCCCGAACTAATTATCGAGCCATCATCTTGGCCTGTCATTTGCATTATCTCTTCTTTACTTAAAGAGTTGAATGCTTTCAAGTCATTTACCATTTTACCTCCATGGTTAAATTTAAACTATACTTTATCATCTGTGACATATTTGTCAACCATAAACTTTTGTCTCTAGCCAATTAGAGCCTACTTTGATTTCGACATCAAGAGGTACATTGAAGTCTATATCGTACATTTCTTTCATTGTCTGTACAACCTTTAAACAACCACTGCCGAGGCAGGAAGCGACAATACCCTCCTCTCCAGGATATACATCAGCCACTATGGAATCATGCACTGTGTTTATAAGTAGGCTCTTTGTATTGTTTTTCTCTAATAATTCTTGTATGTTAATACAAGCTAGAGGAACAATATCAGCCGTGGCAAATCCCTGCACAGGATAATTTTTTATCTGTGTAGAGAAACTAGAACCACCCCAAGGCATTCTTTCTGC